TCCGTTTCTTTTTTAATCATATCGTTTAAGAAGCCGTTATATTCTGCCGTTTTATATAAGTACGGATATATTCTAACTGTTTTATATTTTTCTACTTTTCTGCCTTTTTCATTGGTATAATATTTTTCTTTTGTGGTGTCTGTGGTGTAATGTTTATCTAAATCAAATTCTAGGCGGATTTCATTAAGTAAAGTTTTAGAATTAATCCTTCCTTTCTTATCTAGGTTAGATATATTTAGGCCTTCTTTCTGTGCTACGAATATTATTAACTTGTTTAGTTCGTCGGTTTTAATGTAGTCTTCTGTGCTTGTTAAGTCCATATCGGTATATCTTACTAGTTTAGGTATAATATAAGCTATTGGGTCGGTGTGTTTTCCTAATAGTTCTCTAGTTTTAGCTTCACTTACTCTAGCGGTAAAATCTCGGCCTTCTTCTATCATTTTCTTATAAGCTTCGATTCCGTTATATAGTAGCCATTCCATTTCAGAATCATTAGCTAGAATTTTGTCTTCTAGTTTAGCGTCCTGTTTGTCTGTGCCTCTGAACAGGTTTAGGAACTCGAATAATACAACTCTTTGAACTGTTGCTTCCTCGAATCCGTCTTTAAATACCGGTATATTATTACAGACGGTTAGGAAGTCCGGCACTTCTTCTTTAGGTAATATTACTTTATCTTTTCCCTTTGGTTCGATTGGTATATCGTCATAGCCGGTTATACTTTTTAACATTCCTGTATCTTCAATAGGTTTTTTAGGTGAATCTCTAACTATATTTATTTGTTTATTCAATAAATGAGAAGTAGCAAAACGGTTATCCGGCGTTAGTTCCTGCAATTGTAAACCGCCTACTTTTTCACTTCCGAATATTTTAGTTATTAAGTTAGTAGCTAGTCCTTTTCCTGCTCCGCCAATACCGGAAAATATAAACCATGCGTTAAGGAAGTTACCGCTAGTTAATATGTAGCCTATAAATTCTAAGAAGCCTTGAACTCTTTCTTCTATCATTTCTTCATTATCATAAGGTTTAGCTAGTGAAGTTCTTAGAAAGTTAATTATTAGATCTCCTTTAGCTGCAGGATTATAATTAAATTGCACTTCCGTTAATGTTAGAATCGGTTCTTCATTATCTGTAATAACTTGAAATGTATCCATATTATATAAGCAGTTCTTAAACTTCACTATATTATAAGTTGGTGTTCGTCTATCTCCGATGAATGTTAAGGCGGTTTTTATATCGTCGGTAGATATTGAATTTAATTCAAAATCGTTATTAGTGTTCAGTATTTCCACTATATCGTCTATTTCTATTGAATCAAATCCGTTAGTGTTGTTGTTATAAATATACGGTGTGTTGAATCGTTTCCTTAAGATAACGCCATGTTCATTTAAATAAATTCCTAATTGTTTTCTAGCATAGTCTACTTTATTTCTTTTCTGAAATAGTTGTTTAAGTTCCACTTCGGAAGATAGTTCTTTTCTATTGGTAGCGTGTGCAGGAAGATTAGATAAGCTAGTGTTTATTTCTTCCTTAAAGAATGTTGGAAGTTTCACTTTTCCGTCTGTGTTCCTGTGAAGTAAATCGCTAATAGCTTCTAGGTCCTTTTTCTTAATATCGAAAAATTTATTTTTAAATTTAAACTCGAATATAATAATAGTCTTTTCCGTTTCACTATATCTAAAACTACCAATTTTAGCAGTTGGATTTAATATTAAATCGATTCCTTGAAAGATACCTTCATATTTAAGCCACTTGTTTAAATCGTCTTCATATAACACTATTGGAACTTGATTCTCGTTAATGTAAATATCGCCTACTATTTCTTTAGTGAACTTATCATTACAAATTTTATTTAAGGTATCGCTAAAGGCACTAATATTAAATGTTTTATCATGGTCTAGAATGTGTTCACATAATTTAGGAAGCCCTGCTTTCTCTTTCACTTTCCGGTCATAACTCACTAGTAAAGTTTTTTTAAATTCTGTGGTGCTATCGAATATAGATCCAATTTTTTTAACAATACCATTAGCAATTTTTTTAGCACTTTTCTTAGTTATATGTTCACTAAGAAAACCGCCTAAATATAATGTGGTAGTGTGTTTAGCTCCTTCGGTGGCCGTATATATTGGAACTGTCGCTTCAACTATTGCTTTAACTTCACTAGCCTTTAATTTTTTTAGTGTCTTTTGTCTTTCGGATTCGATATTATAGCGGAACTTACTTCTCGGATTCTTTTTAGCTGCTCCATTGTCGGAAGTTTTTTTTTCACTAAATTTATAACCGTGCTTAATAAAAAGTTCCTGCACAGTCTTATTAATATCGTCTACGGTGTCTATATCAGATAACTTATTTATATCAGAAATAACTTTATATGTTCTCTTTTCATTAGTTGCTTTATCTAAAATATAACTTGAAGGTAATACACATTGTTTAGAACCTTCTTTAGTAAATATTTCTATACTGTCTTTTAGCGGTTGGTTTCTTAATTCTGCTATCGGAAAATCACTAGGAAAACTTAAGGCCTTGCTAGTTTCATGAATATTATTAGCTACAGTTCTGTTCCATAAGATTATATGATAGCCGTTACTCTGTGTTTTCACTATTAAGCTATTAGGTATTTCCTTTAATACTTGAAATAGATATTCCTTAGTAGCTTGTTTTATTTCCGCTTGTCTTTTAACTTCTTCTTCGTTGTCTTTGTCTACGGCCATTTTATAGCCGTCTATATCAATAACCGCTAAAGATTTTTCATTATGATTATAACCAACGATTAGGCCAAAATTTCCGTTATGTTCTTTTAGATCTTCTAGCCGTGAAGGTGCTTTATAATAATCATTCTCGGAAGGTATTTTAGAATTTTCCCTTACTTTGATAACTTTAACATTACCGTTAGTTATATGTTCTTCTATATCCGGTATTTCTTCACATAAATTTTTAAATCGTGTTTCTAACTGCATATTCTTTTAACACTCCTTTAAGGTGCTTATTTAACGCTTACATTCTCTAAGGCCATGAAAACCACTCACAAATATGAATTAAAAAAACCAATTTAAGAAAGGATTCTAATTAGTCATTGTTGAAGCTCCTTCTAAATTGGTCTATTGATTTTACGATATTTCCGTTTAATTCCCTTTCAAATTGGTTATAGTTAAAGTTCATTTCCCTAACTGCTTCTTTAATCTCGTTAATAATTTTTATTTCTTCTAGAACCTTTTCCAATATAAAATATTTAGCTAGTGCTATATTATCGTCTTTGAATGTTGAATAAGGATTTACTTTAACAACGGCGTTAGCAATATCTAAATAATTAGGTTCTATTTCTATAGTGTGTAAAGTGTTAATTCCTAATCTGAAAGCATAATCAATAGCTTTAACTTCATAGTCAAGTATAGAAGCCATTTCTTCCGCTTTAAGATATATTTCATATTCCTTAATACTTTCTAGTATTAATTTAAATTGTTTTCCTTCTGTAGTCATTCCGTCTAGGTGGTGTTCCATTTCATAAACAGGAAGAACTTTTTCTTTAAATGTTGGTATCTTCATTTAGTAGCAACTCCTTATAAATCGTCTTCATATAATCCGATTGCGTTCAAACCAATTAAAATTTTATATCCGGTTTCATATTCTTTAGTGTCTTCACTTGCAGCTAAAATATTTTCAATATCTCTATTAACTGAACTAGGATTATTTAATAATCTTTTCAAATGTGTTAAAGCTAAAAATTCTATATGCCTTGAATTTAGTTCCTTGAATGAAGTTTTAAAGTTAATATTAACTTCGTCATTTTCTAAACATTCGTTATAGATTGAATTTAGTCTAGGTAGTAACTCGTTTTTTAATTGAATAATCCCATTTAGTATATATCGGATTCCTTTTCCTGTGTTAATTGTTTTCCGTTCATGAGTAACAACTCCCATTTAAAATAGTGCTTCCTTATATTGTCTTGTTAAGAAGTTAATAGCTTCTTCTTCTGTTAGTTCTTCAATATTGTTAATTAAAGTGTCTACTGCAATTTTAAATAAAGTATTAAATGAAATGTCTTTAACTTCATTGTCATAAATTGCTTTAACTGTTGCTAAGTTTTCTGCTCGTCTAGTGTCTAAAATTATATGTTTATCCATTCCGTTAGGATATTCGTTTATATTTAATTCTCGTTTCTTAGATTCCAATAACATTTTATTAGGCCTCCATTATTTCAAATTTTAACATTTTAGATTTTAAATTAAACATTTTAAGGTTAGGTTCTCTTTCTTCAAGTGCTAACTTAGTTGCTATTGCTAAGTTTCCGTTATTGTCTGTTTCTGTGTCTAGTAGCTCGGTATAGTTGTAAATAATATCGCTACATAAGAATGTAAAATAAGATACCGCTTCAGAATTTAAACTAGTTACATTACCATTAGTTAGCAGCTTCTTTAGTTGTAATACTTCCTTATATTCCATTGCTAATTTATTAGCTAGTGAAGGATTTATTATAAATCGTGTAGTGTCTATAACCATAAAAATTCGTTGTAATGAAAAATTAATAGTAGAAAGTTTAGCCTTTAGATCTTCTTCACAGGTTAAACTTTCACTTAGGTTATTTACTATTTCAATTCTTAAACACATGGTCTAAACTCCGCTATATCTATATCACATTCATTATTTAAGGCCTTGTTAATTGTGGCCTTATCTAAATGCGGTAGCCTTTGGTTCTGTATAGTTCTAACTTCATTGATTCTATTTAGAATAGCTTCACAGTTATTTTTAATAGTGGTCCTTTCAGTTGGATTTAAATTAAGTGAATCAGATTCATAATTTAAAACCGCTAGGAAGGATTTTATTTCAAATTCAATTAATAAAATATTCCTGCAGGTGCTACCTTCTAAGATAGTGTAATGTTTTCTAAATACTGTTAGTAAATCGTCTAGATTATTAATTAAAAAGAATCCATGATTTATAACGGTTTCTTTGTTTTCGTTAAGCCATTTTGTAGCGTCTTCCTTGCTTTCTGTTGGTATTGCTTCTAGGTCTATTTCCATGAATTACACGCTCCCATTAGCTACAAAATCTCTTAAGTTATATAATCCATTGTTATAAGAATCTACAGGAAAATTATATTTTTCACTTAAATAATTATTAGCCATGAATAGAACTAGTTTAGTTTCTAAAGTTTTAGATTTATTAATAAAATCAGTTGCTTCTTCTTCGTTGTACTTCTTAGCTTCTTCATAAGCTAAATATTCAAATTCTCTTATATGTGTTCCTAAATGGTATAATATAAACGGAACTTTATCTATTTGTAATGATAATAAATTATTAACTCCTTCTAATGTGAATACATTAGGGAGAAAGTTATTTTCTTTTAATACTGCTATATATATTTCTTCATTGGTTTTAACTGCGGTCATTGTCTTAAACTCCTAAGTTTAATTGTTTTCCTGTTGAACTTACTTCTAACATTAAAGTGTCTTTGTAGGTTCTCAGTTCTTCGCTTACTTCTTCAAATGTTAATTTAGGTTTCAAATTCATTAGGCGGTTAAACTCTATAGTTAAGTCATAAAGTAGCCCTTGCGGTGCAGTAAATAAATAGTTGGATTTATAATAATATCTTTTGTTTTTACTGCTTGTTTGGTTCTGTGTCCTTAACTTATATGAAAGTAGATCTAACGGAACATAATTCTCGGAAATGTCTTCTTCATATTGGTTTAGTAAAACCTTTAAGCTTTTGTTTTCCTTTGTTAGTTCCTTAACACTTTCTTTAAGTGCGGTGTTTTCTTCTTCTAGATTTTCCACTTTTTCTAGTGTCTTATCTAGGTTCTTAACTTGTTTAAGTCTGCTTACTAAATTCATGTTAAACAACTTCTTTTTAATTTTGTTGGATTAAGTTTAGATTTTCTATTTCTTTTGTTAATCCGTGTTATTGGTTATGTAGTTGGTTATTTATAAACCTTTTGATTAGAAAACTACTATAAAGTCTTGAATTAAGAATTAAAGAAAGTATTTAACAGTAATGAAAGAAATACTTATTTTAAGAAATAATTAAAAAATTAATACTTAACGCCATTGAAATAAATACTTATCACATTTGAAATAACTACTAATTCCATGAGAATTAATATTTTCAGAATATCAAATTAAAAAAAATAGTGAAAAATCAATAGCCTAACCTACAGTAAACACAGAAGCAACTTCAACAAATGAAAACCAATAAAATAAAATAAATGTTCCTGCAGCTAAAACAAATGAAAAAAAATAGAAGTGAAAATAACAATAGCAACTAATGAGAATTAAGGAAGGTTTTCCAACTCCATTAGCTACCGTTGTTTTAAAATTCCTTAAGTTTATCTAGAAAGCCCTTAATTACAGGATTATCTTTAAGGCCGTCTTCTGAATACATTTCTATAAAATTTTTCTTAAACTCTTTCATGTCCTTAAAACTAGTGAAATAACTTCTCTGTCCTTGAATATTATCTAACATAACTTTTAAGTAATGTTTATTTAGTTCTTCTCTTTTGTTGCCGTCTTTGTCATAAATAGCACAGTTATATAATAAATGTATCTTTTCATTAGGTTTAAGAATATCTTCTTTTAGGTCTTCCTGCTCCGTTGTAAAATACATATTAATATCGTTGCCTATAGTTATTTCTAGTGTGTCTTCCTGTGAATCATAACTAAAAATATAAATTGTATCCTTTAGGCCGTCTTTTAGTGTTGTTGCGTCTTCTGAATTTAATTCCGTTATAATGTTAATTCCTATATGAAGTGAAGATATATTTTCAGAACAGAAAGTTCTATATTCTCTATTGAAAGTGTCTAGGTTATTCGGAACACTTTTAACTATTTGTATTTCTTCCCTTTCATGAATAGGATTTTTTTTAGCTGCTTTAACTGTGCCGTTCTCTAGTAGCTCCTTCATGTTAAAATAAAAAGGTTCTTCTAGTTTTATTTCTGTGTTATCTAAAACTAGGCCTTGAAGTTCCTTTTCCACTAAATCTAGTATAAAATCACTTCTATTAAGTTTCCGTTCATTGTTAGGTTTATCTTTATTCATTAGATAGATATAACTATTAATTTTAGCTAATAGTTCATTACTTGGATATATATTAACCTGTGTTTTATCGTTTCCCATTATAAACAACTCCTTGAAAATTTTTTTAGATCTATCCGCTAAATATCGTTACTAATTCTAACTTTGTTAATTGCTTCTTCCTGTGGATTCAGATATATTAGTGTTGAATCTATAGAACTGTGTCTTAGAATCTCTTTCACGGTTATAATATCTTCTTTCTTTACATTTAATAAATAGGTCGCTTTACTGTGGCGGAACACATGAGAAGAATTATTTTCAACGGTCTTATATATGTTAGTGCCGTGTTCCCTGTCGGTATACCTTGCTAGTTTTTTAATATCTTTGTTAAACCATTCTCTAGAAAGTGCTTTAGCCGTGCCGTCCGGTCCTGCTCTAGTGGTGCTAAATACATATTCACTAGGAACGGTTTTAATATTAATGTAGTCATTCAATAAATTATAAGTGTTCTCACTAATTGCTATTTCTGTGAATACTCCCTTAGCCTTTCCTTTTTCATGAATCTTAACATAATAAGAACCATTTTCTAGAAATATGTTCTCAGTTTTTAAAGTTAGTGCTTCATTGATTCTAAAGGCCGTGTTAAATAAGAATCTAATTAAGGTTTCATTCCTAACCGCTATTTCCTTGTTAGGCCATAAGTTAGAACATTCACTTAGAAGAAGTTCTATTTCCTTAATTGATAAGGATTTATATTTAGGTTTACTTACATTAAGCTTAGCTAGTTCAACTGAAAAGCCTAAACATTTAATAAAAGTGCCTATCCTTCTAACATGAGTATTAACGCCACTAGCCTTAACTTTCACAGGCCTTTTAATTCCGTTGCTTTCATAAGTAAAACCTTCAAATAATGAACCTTGAAAGCCTTCTAATAGTATTGCTATATTATCTACGCCAATAACATTAACATTAGCTATAGCAGATAAGTAATATAAGAAATAGTTAATACTAGTGCGGTAGTTCTTATAAGTGGTTTCATTCCTTGCTCGTTTTCTTTTCAGAAAGTCCTTAGCTTCCTTTTCCACTTCGGTTAGTGTGTAGTCTTTATTTTTCATGAATTAACAACTCCTTCAAATTAATTATTATATTTGGTTTTCACATAATAAAAAAATAATAGTTGGATTAGCTGCTAACTATCCAACTAATTTTTTAACCTTCCTGTTAAAGTCATGATAAGTATTAACAGAAAAATTAGAAAGGTCATAAATTCTAACTTCTAAAGCAGTTGGTTTATCTATACTAAGATAAACTTTCTGTTCCTTAGTGCTTCCATTAACTACCATTAACTTAAGTTTTAGAAAGTTCTTCTAGTTCTCTTGCAGATTCAGAACTATAATTAACAAATGATTTTTTAATAGTTCTCGGAACTCTATAAGCCATTAGATACAACTCCATAGCAAATAACTTAAACTTTCACTTCCGATAAAGAAAGCTAAAGCAACTAAGCCAACTGTGAATAATGTTCCCATTACATAAACGGCCGGTTTATCGTATTCTAAAGTTATAGGTTCTTTTTTCTGTAGCCTTGCAGGATTATTTTTTAACATTGTCTTTAACTCCTGCTTTGGCGGTGTGTTCTAAATATTGTTTCTTTAGATCTTCTAGGAACTCTAAAAATTCTAGATTGTCTTCAATAATATAAGCTACGCCATTGTTAGCCATTGTTACCAACTCCGAATAAATGAAAAAGAATTTAAGATAAAGTGAAAATAATATTTCCGTCTTTATCTGTGCCTAATGAAAAAATACTTAATTCTTTTCCGTTCTTATCTAGAACTTTAATTAGTCCGTCTTCCTTTGTGCCTTTTAATAAATCAATATCGAATTTATATAACATATTAACAACTTCTTTAAATTTTCCCGTGAACTTCATTTTAGTGAAGTTCTAGTTAATATTATGTTCCTGCTATATATAAAACTTCCTATTCTTATAAACAAATAGGAAGTTATAGGAAATAAAATTATAAATAGTTCTCAGAATAAAAATAAGAATCGGAAGCCTTGAAGGATATTCTATTTTATTTTTAAAAATTAACAACTTCTTTAAATTTAAAATCATTTCCTTTAAGCTTCCGTTAATCTAATTAAAGCAATTGCTAAACCTTCACTTTAACTAATGTTAATGTTATATCAAGTTCACTAATTATAACGATTTCAATAATATTAGAATCGTTTCCACTTTTAGCAGAATCGTTTTATTAATGTTCCTGCAATACATGAAGGCCAACTTAATTTTATGATCTAAAACTTTTTCACATTACCGGCCAACTAGTGAAAGGTCCGGCCACTAATGAAAATCCACTTCCCATATATTGAAGTTGAAGTTTCAACTGTGAAGAAAATATTTTTTCTGTGAAGTGTCTTCTCAGAACTGCAGCTAGTTAAGAAAAATAATTTTCCTGTGAAGCGGTTCTTCATGGAAGTTTAAGTTAGGTTTCATATTTTACACTTGAAATATAACTAAAATTTTAGCCTAAAAAAAATCGATTTTCTTTACTTGAAGAAAATAACCTATTTACTATAAGTTGGCCTAGCCTACATTATTTATTTAGAATTATTGCAAGTGTAAAGGATTCTTAGAAAGTTAAAATTAGTGCCTTTTATTTTAACGGAAGGTTCGATTAAAATTATAGTTGGAAGTGTAAACTTATAGTAAATTTAAAGTAAACTATCAAAATATTAAACCACTTGAAGAAAATCAAGTTCACGGAACGGCACATCTATAAGTCCAAAATTTCTAAGATTTTTCAAAAAAGTTAAACTTAAAGTAAACTTATAGTAAACCTAAAAGGTATCGTTTAAATTAATCACTTCTTCAATTAAATTAAAGGTCATGAAAAAAAGCCGTGAAGTTTTTTTTATTAGGTATCGTTTCAAGTGTAAAGAAAAAATAAGAATTTATTTCCCATGAAATACCATCACAGGAAGATAAAATTCAATACCTAACAATTTTTAATATAATTTTCAAATTCGATTAACACAGAAGGAACTTCTTCACTATCTAGAATTAACATTTCCTTAAGGTTGTCAATACTTGCAGTTATTGAAGTTGGATCTGTTTCTAACATTTCACTAAGATTAGTTTTCATAAGGTCCAACTTCTCAGAATCATTAACGCCGGTATCTGAAAGAACTTTAACTATAAAATATGTGGCCTTATGAACATTATTAGGTAAAGCCACAGAATCGGAAGTTCCTAAAGCCATTTTATATAAGTTGGCCTTGTCTTCTCTTAGTGCTTTGTTTTCTTCGATAAGTCTAGCAATTACTACAGAATAGCCTTCATTATCTAGCTTAAGGTCTGTTAGTTTATCTCTAACTTCATTGCTTATTTTTATTGTAGTGCTATTAGCCATGAATTAACAACTCCATTTACTAGCCGGTGTTATTTCAGTTAGTTTAATATCCGTGCCGTTATATTCTTTCTTCAGTTCTTCTAAATCTGCTATAGCTTCTTCTCTTGTCTTCCTGTGAATCGTGTTCTTAAGAATCACAGAAGAACCTTTAAGAATTTTATAATTAAATGTTTTCATGTATATTAACGCTCCTAATTATGTTTATAAAAGTCTTCTCGATAGTCCTTAATAGCTCGGTTTATTTCTTCTTTGTTGTCTTCTATTTCTTCGTCTGTTAAGCCTACCCATTCACTAAGAAAACTACGATAACTATAACTTAAACTAATCTCTAGTTCATGGTTAGCAAATTCATAAGTTAAAACTTCATGCAAGTTATTTAAAGTAAACTCCTTTTGTTCTTTTCCTTGTTTATCGAAAAACTTCATTACTTCGTCATAGGAACTTTTTAAAATATAAGTTCCTGCTCCGATTCCTACAACTTCGGAAGCGTCCACGCCATAGTCATTTTTAAGTTTATCTTTAACTTCGTCTTCTGTAGTTCCGAATGCAAAAAACATTTTACCGTCTGTGAAAGCGTTCGCTTCCGCTTCCTGCTTCTGCTTAAATTCTCTATAATTCAATATTAACAACTCCTTTAAGTGTGTAGTAACTGAAAAGTTTACTACTAGTTTTATTTAAGTTTACTTTGATATATAAAACTATCCATAACTAGCAGGAACTAGAACCGGCACTAAAATTATATTTAAACTTGAAGATAGAACTCCGATTTAATGAAAGCAACTAGCAATATAATTAACCGGTTGAAAACATTAACATTAACGATTAGTTTAATATATATCAAGTTGCACATTTCTAATAATCGTGTTACATTTGAATTAGGTCTTCTTTCTTTTCTTTGGTTACTTTCTTTTCTTTCTTAGGCCATTACACAGAAGGCACAGTTAATTTAGTTAAGTGTGTAAACCATGAAAAAAAGATAGATCTAAAAAAAAATTAATGTTCCTGTGAAGGTGCAGCTGCAGAAGTAACTTCTCAGAACTAAAATTATTTTCCGTTGGATCTAAAAAAAGTGAAATGTTAAACATATGTGTTAAACGGTTAAACATATATGTTAAACACTACTTTTAAATTCAATATTTTTAACTAAATTAAAATTAAACATTGTTGTTAGGCCGGATTCAACATTTAAATTAGCCGTTGAAGAAATGAAGAAAATAAACTATATGTTAAACAAATAGGTTAAACAAATTCTTAGGTTAAACATATTTGTTAAACACAGGTTAATTAAATCTACAGAACCGATATTAACAATAGCTATTAGTTCTCACTTATCTAATATAAATGAAGTTCCCATTATAGCCAACTAGTGAAATAGAACATTCTCTAGCCGTGAATCATTTGTTAAACATATATGTTAAACACGGTTTTTTTAGTCCGTTGCTTGAATAACTAGTTAATGTTCATGTTATTGATTAACGGCCGTGTTTTCTGTTCCTGCAATATAATATAATATAATATAATAATGATATATCAATAACAATAATAATAATAAAGAATTGAACTTGTTAAACAAATATGTTAAATCCTACGAATATCTTGTAGCGGTTTGTTAAACAAATATGTTAAACATATAAAAAAATCATTGAATTAAGCAACAACACATTATAAGAACTTGGATTAATGATTTAATATACTTGCTATTGGATTTATGAAAATTCACTTTCTTAAAATTGGTTTCACTACCTTTTTAATATTTCCGTTAGGCCTATCCTTTTTTTATGTTAAACATATATGTTAAACAAATTTTAAAGAATTGCTTCTTTCAAGTCCTACTAAATAATTAAAGTTCCATTGAATCTAGCAGTATTGGAAAACATATTAGTTAATCAAATTAAAGCCAACTGCAATAATATTAAAGAATTAATTGTTTCTTCTGTGGCCTTCAAATCCTAAAAAATCCATTGTTAAACATATATGTTAAACAAATTGAAAATTAGCCTAAAAATAAAACCTTCACAGAATAAGCCAATTTAATTAAATCTAATTCACTTGGATTAACATTAACTAAAGCAATTCAGAAGGAAGCAATTCAGAAAGAAAAGAAAATAAGATAAGTTATAGTTGAAAAGAATAAAATAAACATTATGTTAAACATATATGTTAAACAAATCTAAAATTAAAAAAAAATAAGGAAGGCCTAAGGTTCATATTCTCGGCCGTTCTTATCTAAAATTTTAATTGTTAGAACATGGTTCTTTAAGTCCACATTGTCTAGCTTATGAATGTTTTTAAATTGCTTGTTAAAAGCTTCGATTCTCACATTTAAAGCTAGTGCTTCTCTTAAATAATAATCTCTTTCATTAATTGCTTTTAGTTGTTTTCTTCTTCCCTGCTCTAATGTAAGTCCGTCTTCTAAAGATAATAAACCTGCTTCAAATATATCCGCCTTAGTGAATCCTTTACTATCTTTTAAAGTGTCTGCTCTGTTATAAAAGTCTTCTCTCTGCCTATCGTCTTTAGCTCTGAAGCCTACATAATCAGAACTTTTATTATTTTTCTTTTTAGAATTTCTTCTTAATCCCATTGTTTAGCACTTCCGTTATATCTGCAGAAGGTCCTAAAAAGTACAAAAGTTTATATAAACAGAATAATAAAAATTAGTATTAACTGTTTAAACATTGTCTAAACATTTGTTTAAACTTTGTTTAAACTTGCTTAAGTTCTTGAATCTGTAGCGTTAAATAAGGTTTGAGAACTTAGCCTTTAGCTATTTTTATTATTGAATAAACTTTATTAGGTTTCTAGTTCTTCTAAATCTACTCCGTCTTTTTTTAATCCTTCTTCTATATACCTGTTTACTAAATCGGTTTTAGTGGTTTCCTTTTTATACACTAAATAGTTAAGGCCTTTGAAAAGCCTTTCTTCTAAATTGATTGTTGTCGGTTTCTTAGCCATAAAGTAACAACTCCTATAACAATTAATATTGTTATGAATTAATATTTCAACTTTCCAATATATAAATATATGTTAATCTTAATAGGTGTTTTTCTGTTTATCTGTTTTTCTGTGTTAATGTTGGTGTCTGTAGTTGGAAGATCTACTTCACTTTTTTTAGTTATGGTGTTCCATTGCAGGAAGATTTTATTAACATTCCTGTTAAGCTGCAGCTCTCGGAACTTGAAGTTAAAGTTATTATTTTTCTGTGCTATTGGTATTACTAAAACTAGTATACTTCCTATACTTTCTAGAATAGGAAGTTAAAGACGGCGTTATATTGGTTCTTTTGTTGGTTTACTATTTGGATAGTGAAATATTAAACAACTGTATAAAAAATATTAAAAATTGTTAAACATGAAGACGGCACAGAAGCCACTTCACAGAAGTAAAATTTTTTTTAGATCTATAAAAAAATATGTTGAAAAATTAGTTCCATTAGTTGAAGTTCCTGTTAATCATAATGTTAAAAAATAATATTGGGGTATCATTTCCAACACTACGGCCACAGGAACTAAAACTAATCTTAGTGTTTAAATCAAAAGTTCATTAAACAGAACTTTCACTTCCACGAATAACCATAATAAAAAATACTGCAATATTTTAAAGTATGGTCCTTTGTCATTTAATCCTTGTCTAAATAGCAGTTAATATAATTGCAGTTATATTAATTGCTACCGGTTGTTTAACTTGTTTTTTAGTAACACGGTTAATAATTGCCGTTATTAACCTTTGAATATTACATTCTAGTTAAGTAACTGCCATCACTTAACTAATTAAGATATATGAAAGAAGCCTAATATATAACCGTTAGTTCCTATTCTTTTGAAGTTGTTTCAATTGGTTTAGGATTTTCTTTTAAAATCTCTTTCACTAACGCCGGTGTTCTGTCTAGCCACTTATCTAAAAGGCCTCGTTCTTCATAAGCATAAAGGCCAACTAGTAAAGTTTTACTAGTGTCTTTTTCATTAGCTAGTTTATTGTTAAGTTCTCTTATTTCATTGGCCTTAACTTCTAGGTCCTGCTTCTGTTCCTTCTGCAGTTGGATTAGCTCTAAATCTCTAGCTTCTATTTCTTCCTTAGCTTCCAATAGTTTTTTATTTGTTTCTTCTATAAAGTCTACTCTTTCAGAAGTTAGCCTTTCATTCTCTAACTTTAGTTGTTGAAGTTCTTCCTGTAGCCGTTGGTTTTCATTCCTGCAGCTGCTTAATTTACTTTCAAGTTCATTAACCTTAGGTTCTAGATTTTCCTTAAATGTTTTCAGATTCTCGGAACTAATAACTATAACTTTGTCTTTCTTTTTAAACCGTGAATTAACTCCTAAATTTAGTTGTTTATTAGGTTTGTTTCCTTTCCGTTGGTATTCTTTAACAGTAGCTTCTTCAAAATACATAATTTATAGTATATCATGAAGCCGTTAATATACATTTTCAATAGCTCCGTTAATGTTTAAACATTGTTTGAACATTAAATTAAAAGAAAGGTTTATAAGTGCCGGTTTAAATAAATACTAATTGGATTTAATTTAATTAATTTTTTTCACTATCTCGGATTAAATTTTAATTCTTATCAAATCCATAATAACTAGGAAGCTAAAATAATTGCTTTCTAGTCATTCCTATAAGTCATGTTTAAACATTTTCTAAACATTCTCTAAACATTGTTTGAACATTACCTTAAAATAAATCTACCGTGAAAACCACTAAACTAAAAACCAACTGCTATATTTAATTGTTTTAACTGCATATTCCATATATTAAAAGCAATAGTTGAAAATACTCCTTCAACTGTTGCTATAATATATGTTTAAACTTTTTCTAAACATTGTTAAAACATTGTATAAACAGGCCTTGCTATATGTTAAACATTCTCTAAACATTATGTTTAAACATAACTATAAGAAATATTGAAAAAATAAGTTAGAATTGTTTAGGTTATAAACAAATCTATTAAAAATATTGAATGAACTTTTAATTAAAAGGTATCTATTCTAGTTGCTAGTTTTTCATATCTGTTATAAGAATCTCGAATTAAATCTATTTTTTCTTTATGATCCACTAGGCCAACTAAATAATTATTTTCTAGTAAACACTTAGTTATCGTTAATTCCATTTCTATAAGTCTGTGAACTTCCTTAACTGCAGCTAGTAAATTTTCCGTCGGTTCGGATTCATAAGCACTAACCAATATATTTAAAATTCCATTACTATAGGATAGCTTTTCTAATTGATTCGTAAACAGGTTAGTTAATATTTCTTCGTGAAGTAAATTCTCAGTCTTATTTTTTTCTTCAAGTGTGTTAATTAAACATTCATTAGCCTTAGCTAGTCTAAATTCTAATTCCTTAGTGAAGGTGTTACTGTAGCCGTCATTAACATAAATAGAACTTGCTTCTTCTATTAGTTCTTTACTTGCTAGTGCCTTATCTGTATCTAGATTAATGAACGCTTCATAAAGATTAGATATTAAACTTTTAATATACGCTTCCATTTCTGCAGGTGAAAAACTTCTAATTATTTCTTTCTTAGTATTGTTAATCTTATCTAAGTTCATTCTTAACACTTCCATTAAATTAAATTAGTTCGTCTGTTCCTGTTGCTTCTGTTCCTATATTGTCTAGTTGGTCTAGGATTGTCTAAAGAATAGCGTTCTCTTTTTCCGCCACTAGCTACAACATTTCCGCCTTTAGTTTCTAGTTCTGTGTATCCATAAGCTATAGCGTCTATTATATCGTCATGTGTAGAACCTAAAGGAAAAGCTTTTAGCTGCTTTATTAGTTCGCCTCTTAATCCGTCATTCATTACCGCTATATGAATCTTACCGTCTAGAATGGCGTTCTTTAATGGTGTTGCCCTATCTACTTTAGCTCCTATTGGTTCACTTTGTTTAGTATTGTATCCGCTTAAATAAGAAGCATATTCTTTATAAAGAAAGGCACTAGCTCCGCCTTTAGTTCCTGTTTCAATTAAAATTTTAGTTCCTGCTCCATCACTTTTAGCGGTCCTTACCAATTGGTTTTTTAAATCTTCTCCGAATTGGCCGTAAACAAAATCAGTTATTAAATAAGTGTTCTTGTTTATTCTATACATTGGAACGCCTACGGTATAATCTCTAGCAATTCCTTTAGATTCGTCGCTATAAGCTAAATCCCAACTTCTAACCTTCTGTTCTATATTTACTTCATTAAAGTTAAATGGTTCGTCATGCCATATTATTTTATCAATATTGAAAAAGCTCCCTGTTTCGTCAAGTGGTTTCTGTTGGTAGATACTGCTAAATAATCTCTCTCCCATTTCCTTTAATTGATTTTTTAAAAATTCTACTGAATACCGTTCCGGCCATAATGGAAGGCCATTCTCTTTAATTGCAGGAAAAGAAAGAAAACTATATTTTTCTTTAGCGGTCTTTTTAAGGTAGCCCTGTAAATCATTAGTAGCCCATCGTGTGTGAAGTATTAATAGTTTAGTCTGCGGTTCTTTCCTTTGTAGAATCATTGTTTTAAACCAATTAATTTTTTTATCTAGTAATGTTGGCGTTATATCTTCAAATCCTTTATAAATATCGTCTAATATTAAATAGTCTGCGTCCTGTCCTGTAATACTTCCACTAGCTCCAACTAATCGTATAGAACCTTTGTATAATTGGCCTTTATCATTTTCAAATTTAATATGCGTGGAACTGTGTTTTACATCAGATAAGTAAACATTGAAAACACTTCCGAATAGTTTTATATACTCTCTTAATCGTATTCCAAAATTTTCACTAAGGTTAGCTTCTGCGTTCACTATCAATATATTAAGGTTAGGATTTTCAAATATAAGCCATAACGGAAAAGCTAAAGTTACTATACTGCTTTTACTGTGTCTTGGCGGTATTGCTACACATAAGTTAGTTATTTCTTCTAGATACACTTCCATTAACTTGTCTGCTAAGGTCCTAATGTGCTTAGCGTCTACATTGTTAGGATAGCCAATAGCAATAAAATTATAATAAAATTCGTATAGATCTAAAACCATGTTTTCTAAATCTTCACTAGTTAAGCTATTCAATAGTCTTATTAGTCCGTTTTTCATTGTATCTAGCCCTAATTCTTTCTTTATTGAAAATCTTTCTTATATCGTGGTTTAGTTCTTCTTCCATTTCTTCAGATTCGTAAAGGTCATATTTAAACGGATTGTTTAACTTAATCTTTGAATCTGTGGCCGTTTCTGTTATAATAATGTTGGCGTTCATGAAAAGATTATAATAAATGAATCCAACTATATTAGGATATGTTTCTTTATAATGTTCTACAATATCTTTTAATAGATTCAAATTATAATTAAATCGTTCTTCGTTATCTTCTCTAAAGCTAGTGTAGTAACTTCTAGTTAAATATAGAATGTATTGTTTTAGTTCATTCTCAGAAAGATTAGTTAATAGTTCTCGTTGTTTATTCTCTAAAACTTGAAAGTTACCCATTATTAACAACTCCGAATTTATGAACGGTAGCGTTCTAGTTCCGCTTCAAGTTCTTTTATTCTCTCGTTAGCCTTATCTAATCTAGAATTATAATCCTTAACTTCTTTTTCTATATCCTTTTGATACTTGCTAAAATTATGATAAGTCTTTTCATGCGGATTAGTGTTATAGATACTTTCTTTAAGTGAAGAAATAAGTTCTAGAACATAGTCCGGTAGATCGTCTTTAAGTTCTTCTAGATTTTCAAATAATACCCTTAAGTTATATCTATCGTCATGGTCTAGGAAAATCATATAAGTAGCTGCTTCGTGTCTGCGTGTTAATTCTAACCAAATATAATTAGCTAGTTCTGTTTGTTCTTCTAGTGCCTTTTCAAATTCTCTTTTTAATATATCATGTTCCGTTAAGTCATTAGTTCTTAAATCTGACTTAATAATGGTTTCTAGTTCAAAATCAATAGAACTAACTTTATTAAATTGCTTATTAGCAAAAGATACTAAGCAATAATAAACGAATTGAATTATATTAGGATAGGAAAACCGTTTTCTTTTAATCACGGTTACTAATAGTTTACTATAATTTAAATGTGAATCATAATCGTTATTAAAGTAGGCCTTATAATATCCGTCCACTAAACTAAGAACATACTTCATTAAATCGTCTGCTTCTAGATTATCTATAAGGTTTTCCTGCTTCTCTTTCAGAATATTTAAATTAGTTGTCATTGTCTAGCAACTCCTTTAGCCTTTGGTTTTCCTGCTCCAACTCTTGAAGCCTTTCCCTTTCCTTTTGTCTTTCGTGAAAGTTTTCCACTCCTGTAGCATAAGCCTTAGCTAGAACTTCTAGGCCTTCACTTATAGTAATATCGTTAATAGTTACTTCATGAACATTAACCGGTTTAAAATCATTCTTAACGGTATCGTCTAGCAGCTTATTAATAGTTTCAAGTAACTTAAAGTTAATGTAAATATGAAGGTTCGGATAGTCTATTTCAAATATCTTAATAAGGTCCTTTAGTTCGTCTACCGTGTGCAAATATAAAGCCTTATCATTATTGAAGTAGCTAGAATAATAATTTTCCGCTAATCTTTGAATGTAAACTTCTAGTTCGTCTAGTGAAAGGTTAGTTATTAGTTCTCGTTGCTTCTGCTCTAATGTTTGAATATTTGTAGTTATTTTAATCACTTCCTTTTAATGTTGCTAGTTCTTCATTAATCTTAGTTAGTTCTTCAACTGCTTTAGAAATATTATCGGAAGTTTCTTCTTCTGTTTTAGCTTCTGTTAATAGTGTAGCGGTTAGGCCTTCTTCCATAAGTCTTAGTTTAGTTTGAATCTCGTCTAGTTGCTTATCTTTCACTAATGAATTAACAACTCTTAAACCTTCAAGTGCGGTTTTATATTGATTGGTTTTAGCTCTCACTACTGCAGGTTTCTTAATATTGTTTTTCTTTGTAGCTATTTCTATTAGTTCCATTGATAATAATAAAGATTGTTGAATTATAAACTCCCTTATTTCAGAATCATTTTTAAAAGTTGGAACTTCCTTAGGTTTCTTTCTAGGCCGTCCTCTTTTCCGTTTAGGTTTAGTTACATTGTTATTAGTCATGGTCCTTAACTCCCTGTGAAGTTGCTTCCAATAGTTCAAGTTGAAATATTTATTCTGAATTAATTAAGAAAAAAAGATAAGCTTTCAGAAGTCTTATTTCCCATGATTCCGGCACAGGTTAAACTTCTTTTGATATTGAAAAAAATTTTTTAAAAAAATTCTGTTGAACTTCGTCTTCAATACCTGCTTAAACTTATGATTTTTCTTAGTTCCTGCGTTATTTAGGATTCTTTTTAATTCATGTGTAACAACTTCAACTTAATTAATTGGTATTATCTATATTTAATTATGTTTTATTCATTGTTTTTATATGTTATTGTATTTCCTTAAAGAATGGTTTAATTATTGTACTATCTATTGGTCTATCTATTGGTTTAATTGAAGCTACATTTAAATATCTTAATAGTTATACTATTAGTTGTGAAAGGTTACATTTCATTAAAAATTTAGGATCTATAAATTCAACTAATAAACAACTTCTTGAAAATTCTATTTTTTTAAAAATATAACTTTAGCTTAACTTCAAAATTGAATAAAACCTTTCACTATCTTTTTTTATTAATAATATTCCATTTGGTTTAGCTGCAGCTTAAAACACAGTTCGGCACAGTTCCCACAGAAAAAACTTTTAAGTGTGCCGTGTTCTCTGTGGCCGGTTAGTGAAATAGAACATTCTTAGCGGTGCTTCAGATTTTTACACAGTTGGCCCTTTCTATACCCTTCTAGCCTTAAAAAAAATAAATTTAGTGTGTTCTGTTTTTTTCTACAGATACTCTATATATAATACTTCAACTGTGTAAAACTATAAAGAAGCCATTAGAACTAGTTACAAATGAAAAGAAAGAAGGATATTCCGGCACAGTTAAAATTTTTAAGTGTGTCAAGTGTGCCGTTAGTCCTTTTGTTTATCTTCCGTTTCTTTTTTAATCATATCGTTTAAGAAGCCGTTATATTCTGCCGTTTTATATAAGTACGGATATATTCTAACTGTTTTATATTTTTCTACTTTTCTGCCTTTTTCATTGGTATAATATTTTT